GATTTCATCCAGTTTTTCAACTTTAAGCTGATTCAGCTTAAATAATTCCTCATCTGTAGTTAATTCCACCGTTTTTATATTCATAACTATTTATTATTTAAAATCATATAAGCCAAACAATCTGAGTTTGTAGCGTCTCCTGTCATTTTGAAAGAAACCTTGATGTAATTAAACCAAGGATCAATATCAACTGAAAGAATTTTATTTCCGGTTTGTATTGTATGATAATTATTATTCTGAAACGTAGTTTCACCACCTGAAACACCTTCAACTTGTTGTTTATAATACGTTGTACCATCTCTACTAACCTCCACAATAAGCTCAAGCGAAGTGGCGGACCCAATGGTAAACGCTACCAATAAACTTGCGTGATTAAATTTCCCGGTATTCTCAACCACCGTTCCTGCTACATAGGCATCTGTAAGTATTTTCGTTGTTCGAATTGATCGGAATTTACCGTCTGTATAATGTGATTCTACTGACATAAGATTAAAATTAATTATAAAATAAATTTAGAAAAGACCAAAGGTGTCATAAGTTTCTTCATCACTTCTTTCTCTGTTGCAAGTTTCTCAAAAAAGACTTCACGTGTAGTTATCCCATAAGTTTCCAATTTTTCTAAAGTTGCATCACCAAGATGTTTTAACCCTTTTAACGGTGTCCCCTTTTTTTCTTCTTCTCCTTTTTCTTTTTCTTCAACTACTTCATCCGCAATAACTGCTCCTTTTTCAAGAAACGAATATCTGCTCAACATTTCATTAGCTACGTTATTTGGAAGTGGTTCACTGGTTTCCCCGGCAAACAAATCAACTCGAATACTATCCCAAATAAACCCGATAATATTACCACCTGATGGTTTCGCAGGATTTTTAACAATTTTCATATAAGAATATTTAATAAATAAATTCTAATCCCTGTCTACTTTTCAAAGTAGACAGGAGATAAAGACTTATTTTTTCTTTTCGTCTTTCTTTTCGGTTGGTTTGTCAAACTTACTTTTAAGACTTTCATACTGATCTTTCTCTAAATCTTCTGCATTGAGAGGATTTTGTAAAAGTTTTGTTACGGTAATTAAGTCGTTTGCCTGTTTAACACCAACGATCTGAACTTTGTTTAATGCCCTTAAGAGATAGTTTACTAAATCATTAGTCATTTCATACTTCAGCAGTTTGTCGTTACCCATAGGTCTATAAGTTAAAAAAATAAATATAATTAAGTAGCAGCGGCTAATTTTGATTCTGTTCCATCAGTTGAAAATTGAGTACAAATCCATTTCGTAGCAGAATTACAGAAACATCGAACCACTACATTTGCACCAACGGCTGATTCAGCAGAAGCACCAGTTCCTCCATTAATAGCCACACTTGCTGGCGTATCAGAACGAAGTTTGTACCCTGTATCTTCAGAAGTAAACCAAACTATATTACCTGGTGTTGGTGTAGGGAGAATAATGATTTTATTCGCATCATCATTATCTTGAACCAACGCAATTGAAGTTCCATCTACGATAGTTCCTGTAGTTGTTCCATCGGATGTAGCAGTGACATCAGCTCCAACACTTTGGATACCAGCGGTTACGGTTAAAGCTCCAGTGATAGCAGTTGCACCACCAGAAGAAACAGCAAATACAGAAACATTATCATCATTACAATTAATGAATTTACCATCACCAGTCATTGTACCTCCTCCATTATCAAGGTAGAGCATATCACCAGTCGTCAACGCATCCATTGTAACTTTAATACCGAATCCAGTAGTTGTTACCTTTGCCATAGTGATTTCAAGACCTCTAGCAGCACCAGTTGTAATATCAGGCATTGTGATAGAAAGTCCTACAGGTGTGCTTGTCGCATCACCAGCACTAATCAATTCTAAAACTTCACCATCATGAGCAGCAGCATTAGCGTTCAAAGTCATCAACGCACCAGTCGTGAGACTTGTGGATGAAGCAGAGATTAATGAAGCAGCCGTTGTAATTGTGTTATTCACAAGAACTAATCCGGCAGCATTTGCCGTACTTGTAAGCGCAACTTCACCAGCAGTTACAATAAAATCACCATCAGTAAGAGTTAAATCTCCAGCCGTAAGAGTTAATGCATCAGTACCTTCAGCACTTCCAGCAATAACCGTTGCTCCGTTTTCTCCTACCGTAAATACACTAGTATCATCATCGTTACAGTTGATGAAATACCCATTTGTTGTAAGCGTTCCTCCTCCATTATCAAGGTAGAGCATATCACCAGTTGTAAGAGCATCCATAGTTACGGAAATACCCTTAGCTGCTGTCGTTGCTCCAGCCATTACGACGGAAATACCCTTAGCTGCACCAGTTGTAACACTATCCATTGTCATAGAAAGTCCTGTACCAGTACTTGTTGTATCTCCTGCACTAATAAGTTCTAAAATTTCACCATCAGCCGTAGCGGCATTCGCATTGATAGTCATTATTGCACCAGTCGTAATGCTAGTACTTGAAATATCTACAATTGAATTAGCATTTGTAGCAGTATTATTGACCAAAGTTAAACTTGTTGTATTATCAGCATCAGTTATTGATAATGAACCATCAGTTATTGTTTGATCTCCAACTGTGAGAGTTAAATCCCCACTTGTGAGAGTGAGATTACCTGAAGTAAGCGTTAAGGCTCCACTCGTGAGAGTAAGCGCACCATCATCAAGAATAACAGCTCCTTTCGTGAGCTTAATAGCGTTATCTGTATTAGCGTTCATTGTAAGTCTAATCCCTTCAGGTGTGGTAGCGGTTTCTGTACCCATAACTCCATGAAAGAGTGTTACTCTACCAGAAGTATCATGCGCACCTGTTGAGTTCACATAGAAAATACTCGCACTATCAGCACCAGTTACTGCACCTGATTTAGTGATCAATAACCCTCCTGATGTGTCAGTTTGACCATCATTAAGAGTCATTGGACCATTATCAACTGTAATATCTGTACCATTACTATACGCAGCATCAAGGCTACTTCCTCCAGTTCCTCCACCAAAACTTATAATACCCGCTGCTGTTTTCCCTTCGAAACTATCAGCAGCCGTATCAAACCAAAATTCACCCAACCCCGGACTTGTGGGATTCGTTGCCACATTTGGTATTCGCATTCTATCTTTGAAAAATTGATTCCCTCGGGATTCAACATACGTTGTAGCAAAAGCTAATCTATCCTCTTTAAAAAGACTAACCTTTGGTATAAATTTTTTTAAAATCATAATTTAAAAAAGTTAATAAAATAAAGGTTATTAAAGAGCGTAAACAGCAGAATCGCCAGCACTTGCGTTAGCTGATTTCCAACCACTCCATCCATATGTATATCGACCCATACCACTCATTTTAAGTGCTTTTGTATCGAAATCTTCTTCTTCATCAATCTCAAGAGCCATTCGTGAAATGAAATTAATATCATGATAATCTTTCTCAAGAAGAAACCATGCCGTATCACTACCACTATTTCTTGCTGAAATATAAGGATTAATAAGAACTTGGATATCATATTTATTTGAAGAATAAGCATTAGATCCAGGAGTAATAGTTTTAGTAGTTTTCTTCAATCCTCCAAAATGGATATTGATCGTATTGGAAAACTCGTGGGCTATACGTTCTGATTCTGTTGCTTGTACCACAGCTGATCTAAGCTTAGGTGGTACCATTAAAAGAAGTGTTCCAGTACCTCTGGAATCCATTTCTCCTCTTAAATCTAAAACTTCTTGCATTTGTAAAATCATTGTCTCCAATGCATCGTTACTAAAAACGTCACCAGTTGAACAAGCATTACTTTGTGTAAATGAACCATCTGGTACTGGATGTAAAGTTGAGAAAAGCGGTTTACCATCTCCATAAGAAGTATTAGCTGCCGTAAAACCATTTCTAAAAATAGAGAAAAAATCGTTATTTCGTTTTCTCACCCATGCTCGACCAAGCATTTGTGCGCGTTTTTTTGTTGGTGAATCAGCATAGAGATCATCATCAACAGCTACTTTAGAGATTTGAGTTCCTTTCATGAACTGTTTTGGAATATAAACTGTTTTATACCCGTTCTCTGGATCTTCGTAAGGCACAGACCCATTTTCTGCCGTTTCCTCAAACTGAGTAAGCCCAGCATAATCGTTATCGTATGCAAACGCGCTTGATGTTGTTTGCATATTTGCAACAAATGGAACGTAATCAGCTTCTTGCCGAATCCCGTCAACAATCCATTTTCTAAGTCCAGCTTTTATACTCTCTGGAAATGAGGTTCTTAATATAGTCATTTTTTAATTATGTTAAAAGATAAATTTAATAAACTACGCATTAAACGCACGCTCATTAACTCTGTATCGACCCTTAGTTGAATCTTTTCGACTCACTCCAAGAATTGTAAGTTGTGCTGCCCCTGTACCTGCATCACTCTCATCAACCGTGTACGCATTAAGAAGATCAGTGAAATACCCAGGAAGATTACTTCCAGTCGTTGTACCAATATCAGCATCAGGTACACTCTCAAATTCATCACCCTCCAATACATAATACCCAAGTGCTTTCACTTGTTTATCTGTTTCGTTATCAGACGCAGCAACATAATTCGCCACACCAATCCCTCCCTTTGTATAAGTCCCATCATATGTTTTTTCTGATACCTCAAGTGGTATACCATCACTATCCACAATTCCTGTTACATAAAACCAAAGAGTATTTGTAGCAGTTGCAGCTTGGATAAACCCACCATCAAAATCAGCGAATGATCCTTTATAAATTGTTGCACTATTTTCAATGATCAAAGCTTCTTGTTTTCGATCATTTACTTTAGTTGTAATTTCAAAACCTGCCATAATAATTTTTGTTAATTAATAAATTATTCTTTTTTATAAGATAATAATTCCTTCAAAGAAATTCCCATCTTATTAGCGGATTGTATCTCTTTTTTTGAAACCGTTTCTTGTTTTGTAGAAATACCTCCACCAGCCGAACTTTGTAATTTAGTTACTCCTTTTTCCGCATGTTTCTTATCAAATGTTTTAGCAAGCTCTAAAGCTTGTTTATATGTTGAAGCTCGCTTCGTTACCATTAAACTTTTTGCAATAGGTCGTAACCCTTTTAAAACTAATTCAGAATCATATTCATTCTCAATTCCTTGTGATTCCATAAACGAATCTTCAGCTAATTCGTCTTTTAGTTGTTCTTTTAAAGATCGTGTATCTTTCTCTTCTTTTGTCATCCCTTTTTCTTTATCTCGCTCATCTTCAACAACTTTCATCTTCTTTTTCAATTCACTCACTTCATTTTCTTTATCTTTCCTCTGTTGTACCAATTCTCTCACTCGATCAGAGTACCGTGACTTTTTCTCAGGGAGAGGTTTTTCTTCGTCTACCTCTTCTTCATCCTGTTCATCAGATATCTCCTCCTCCTCCAATTTATCCTCTTCCTCTATTTCACCCATGTCAGGGATATCACTCCCATCCAATACTTCTTCATCTGACGATTCTGAAGAGTTTTTTACGTCTTTGTTCATAACTCTTAATGTTAAATAATATTTTACGTGTAATCCACGATTTTAAAAAATACACCATTCACGAATGAATGGCGTATAGACTCATATTACAGACAACATGACTCAACTGTAATATGAGTCCATATATCACTCATTTACTTTGTCATGTTGTGGTTTGGTTTCAAATAATTAACTTAAATCACTCTTCTTTTCTCTGGTTAATCGTATCCCTATATTAGTAACGAACTTCCCATCTAACTCATCTAACTCTATTTCTTTTAATATATTCTTATTTACCTCAAGATCTAATATGTAATTTTTTTGACTTACTGTTTCGTTACTCAATGCAAGTTGAAATCATGTCGTTTTATTAATAAATATATTATTTAACTCCTTTTTCAAAGAATGCCACTAGGGCTTCAAGGTATTTAATGGAAATTTGTCTATCACGAAGAGTATCTTTATCAAAAGTAACCGTTGGATTCTTTAAAATCTGTACATTATTCTTAATCTTATTATTCAGAAATTTAACAACATTATTATAAGAATTTTTATGTTCTTTAAACATTTCTTTCATTGATGCTGTCACATCTGTTGGTACATTCTTTAACTCTTCCATATTTATGTTTGGTTAGTTTTACAAAGATTACACACTTTTTTGATAAAATCACTCTTACCTTTTTCTATCAACACAATAAACGGTTTTTTACACCTTATACATCTCTCAACTCTTTGCTTATTTTTTATCTCTTCCATTTTATTTATTTTTATCTCTTCCATTTTATTTATTTTTATTATCGCATTGCTGCCATTCTTCTAAGCTTTGCGTAAGAATTAAAAGTTTTATTTCTTCGTTATTGATTTTGCCAACTTCCCAGCATCACTCCTTACCTTCGTTTGCACAGACTTTGGTTTCTGTTTAGGTACATTCATCTTCGGGAATCCTCCCTCCAATCCTCCGCCTTGTGGTGTTGCTTCTCCTCCTTGTGGTGGTACACCTGCTGGACTCATTTCAGGTTGTGGTGGTTTAGGTTGCTCGCCCAAAAGACTTTTCTGCAAATGTTCAATAAATGCTTTCTGTATATTTTGTTTAACTATAGCTGATAATTTAATAAAATGCCCTTTCAGATCCTTAGATCCTTTCTTGTAATAATCACTTGCAATAAATTTCCGTAACGAATCAGCATGTGCTTTATGATCAATTTTCTCAGGTGCAATATACGCTTGTCCAAATACAAGTGATCTAATCTCTCTCACAGGCTCAGTTATACTGGCTGTCATCTCATCAACTATCTCCTTCTTTAAGAAATCATCAGGATTCTCTTTATTCTTTTTAATATCATTCTGCATCCATTTCTTCCAATCTATTTGCGCACTCGCTTCAGGAATACTTCCATATATCTGCGTTCTCTCATTCCATTTCTGTAAATCAAGTTCTTCCAATATCCCAGTCATTGACCCCTCCTGAACCTCTACCACCAACTGCTGCCTAATAAACGGACCCTTTACCTCAAATAAACTTATATCTTCAGGACTTTCCTCAAAAATTATATTTGATACATCTCCTGATTCATCATCATTCTCAATTGAAACTTTGTAATCCTCAATACTTATCTCAGGATACCCCAATTTCTCCTCAACTAATCCCTGCGGATTCAAGTAATCCCTAACTTTCTCCCGAGGGTAAAACTCCATTAAATTCTTTGCCAATTGCTCAAATAAAGTCTTTAACCCATTCATCTCATTATACTTTATTGTTAAATCCATCATTATATTGCTTATCTCCCTCTTGATCGCTGTTTGCGTAGCTTTCTCATTCGGATCAGGTGTTAAGCTTCTTGTATCAACTCCCGTTGTCATCATCTGATACTCTTCCATTAACCCAATCATATCTCCAATCGTACCAGAAATATCAGGTATATCCATAAACTGTACACTCTCCCGAACATTACTTCCTGCTGGTAACTGTAACGCTTGATTCGGTCCCCATACAATATCCTCAGGATCTATATCGTTTCCCACATACACTATAGGGCGTTGTAAAATCATTCGTTTATTATCTAACCCCAAATTAATTAAAGTATTCTTCACTTCAGCAATATGCTGAATCATTGAAATATCACTTGGACAAAATAAATTACCACTATATGGAAAACTCTTTACCATTATCAACGGTATCTGTTTATGTCCAAACGGTATTGGTCCATCATATATAACCACTCCATTCGCAATATAATAACATTCATCAGATGGTGGTAAATATATTCTGTAAACATGTACATACGTACCAGTCTCAGTAATCTCTTCATCTTTCTCCGTTACATCAGCTTCATCTTCAGCTCCCAACGTTGCATCATTTACCCCAACAGGAATAACCGCTTCATAATTTAAAAAACCCTCAAACTCACTTCTAAACTCCACTATATCATACGTATCTTTAATAATTGCAATTTTGGCACTTTGAACATTCCCGTGCAGATCAACCGCATTCTCATCAACCCAAACATCATTCGGATCTTTTCGCGCAACATATAACCCATCATACTCCAATATCCTCTTCTTCTTCGTCTTAAGTATTTCAGTAAGTGAATAAACCTCTCCTCTTTTCTCATCTTTCTTATATATTATCTCATTAATATCCCTATATTTCTCCAAATATCCAGTCTCTATAAACCCAAATCCACCAATAAATACATCAGAAAACGCATAAGATAACTGTGTATTCAAATTCGCTTCCATTGTCTTATTCTCCCACACCTTCTTAAAAGATTCTAACCTCCATATATTCGCTACATCCCTTGTACTAAAATTTGCCGATGGGGGATTCCTTACAAAATCAGCCATCTTTCGCTTAAAAACAGAAAATTCATGAGGAAACTTTACATGTGCAAAAATATTCTCATCAGCATTCGTTCCTTTCTTCGTTCTACTATCCTTAAACGTACGATCGTGCATCAAGTTCCACTCCTTTATAAAAGCATTCTTATACTCACCTAAAGTCTCAAGCTTTTCCGTTGCATACGAAATAATAGAACTGTCACGTTTGCTTATCTTGTATTGTTTATACTTATAATCATTCATAGACAACCTAATTTTATGTATTATATAAATAATACATATTTTATAAAAGAAAACAAATATTACTTATTTTTATTTATACACCAATTATATTTGAATAGTTATGTTTCTTAAACTTCTTCATTCTTGAGTTTCCTGTCTTTTGACTACTGGCAACCACATCCTCTAATGCCCTTACCGCTAAGGCATATGCCATTACCCCATCATCATTCCCTCCTGTTGGTGCATTCATCTTATTACTATCATCATACTGATACGCTAAAATCTCAAAATAAGTCTTCTCATGACTCACCATCATCTTTCCATCACGTAAACCCTCCTTCATACTCTCAATCATGTTCTCCTTAACATTTCTCGTGGTATATGTACCAGTACGCTTACCCCATTTCTGAGTCCTTTGATCATACCCAGTCTTCTCCTGATATAAATTATCATAACTATGATGACTCGCACATTCATTCATCATACTCTCCCCCACACCATTCAACTCAATATTTAACTTTGCTTCATTATATTTCAAACAATATCCAATTGCCTTATTCGCAAATACTATAATCGGTTCCTGACTCCTATATGTTAAAACTTGTACCCCTGTCTCCTTATCAATAATTGTCAAAACACTAAAATCTTTCCCCGCTCCAGTTGCCGTATCTATACCTGCTCCATAACTATGACCCCCTCTTGGCTCCTCTTCATTACACCTCTTCACCTCAGATGAATCAAAAACAGGTCTACCAGACTGTAGGAAGGCTTCTGATGCACAACAATTATGAACAACTATACCATTTGCTATAAAACTATGTATATCTGTTTCTATATCATAGGTCTTTTCAATTCTTTCTTTAGAGATCTTAACAACATTATCTCTAAATATTATCTCCTTTGACCCATACCCACTTACAGAATGTGCTTTAAACAACCTCATTTTCTTTTTATTTGAAATAAATCCAAGCGATTTCTTAAACTCATTACACTCATTCATTCTCAATGTTAAAGCTCTTCCTGTGTACACATGACCATCTCCTGATGTTTTATCTTGAATAGTTAATTTTGAGGTTATACCAAAACCTAAAAGAAGATACTGTACGTCTTTTAAAAACAGCTCATAAACTGAAAATAAAACAATTCTTGCCCCAGACCGATCTATAAATCCATCAGCCTCAAATAACCCTATTAGAAACTGCTTTATAACATTCTTTGGCGACCTAAATATATATTCAGGTATATTTACTTTTCTTTTATAACAACCACTACTATTCTGTCTTAATATTCCTAATTGTTTAAAATATCCGCTTACCTTCACATTCCCTTTTCGAATCTCAAGACATCCTTTATTCTTTCCTGTTAATCTTTCGGTAAACCCTCCTAAGAATTTATTAAATAAAAACCTTATATCTCTTGCTACTTCTATTGCAGTTACATCACAAGCAATAGACACAACCGCATTATTACTTGTATAACTACCGTCACCCATAAAATACCCTAAAAATCTGGAGAACTCTTCATTTATTTCAATAGATGATTTTACAAACGGTATATGTTCCACTTTTACCTTTTGGACACCTTTATTAAAAATAGGTTTTTCAAGAATAACTTCTTTTCCTTCCATATCTCCTAATTCAATATACCCTTCTGGTGTTAATATTTTATGATCCGAGGTAGCCGTTACCTCATACCCTAAACTTGTTAAAAGTTTATATGTTTGTTTTTCTCCCTTATAAAACCAATTCTTAATTATATCACCATCTGTCTTTATATCTTTTATTTTTATAATTCCATCTTTAGTGCTAACCATTGTGTCTCCAATAACACACGGGTACTCTTGAGCAAGCTTGCGTTTCAACGTCGTAGATTTGAAGTAATACCAATTTATCTGC